TATAGAAAAAGAAATATTCACAACACTTAGAAATAAGTGGGAATAGCTTTTGTAATTAAGTTTACTTTTAGTTTACAAGAGTATAATATCAGTATCAGTTGAGTTTATCTCTTCTGATGCGAGTTATTTGATTTACCAACCCTAGATACAGAATGGGTCAAACAAATGTAAGGTCTGTAAATAAACCATACATAGATTATTTCATAGAGTCAACATAGATTGAGATTCACTGCTCTCTTAGAGGTTAGTTACCTTAGTATGTTGGCTATATGGAGTAATCCAAAATATAAACGAAGGAGCATAAAATGATATGCTATAAAGAATTATATGGAGCAGATGCAGACGGTAATAGAGGACAATGGGTTTGGGAGTGTGAACTTGAGGAATCTGATAGACCTGAGATTGAAGAACAAGTAGCTCAATACATTAAAGATAATGGACTTGAGTCAGAAGATGAATATCCAGAAACTATTGATATTGTATTGGCTAACCCATACAATGATGAAGACTACACATTTGAAGTAGATGTAAAGGAATACGTATGAAAGCAACCATTGATAGCCTAGATGTAATTCTAGCAGTAGAGAACATAACACTTGACAATTGTCATCTTGTAGCACAACTAATGATACAAGAGAACGCTAGTTTAGCTGAAGCATTAATGGATGAAATTCATGCTCAGATAACATTCTTAAATATGGGAAAGGAGGAATTTAACTATGAAGGATACAGAGAAATCAAAGGGTAGTTCATTGGTACGATTACCATTGGAAGTAAAGAATAAGCTACAATCATTGGCTGATACAGAAGACCGTTCAATGGTTAGTATGCTTAAGATTTTAATCAAAGAATATAAAGACGGTTTATCGTCTCATCAGAAGTAAAGGATATATTATGGAAGAGATTATGAAGCTACTTAATAGTGGTATGTCATTCTATGCAGTAAGTCAAAAGCTTGGTATTGAGCCACAAGAAGTTATTAAAGCTTATGAAGAATGGAGAGCTACAAAATGAGTATCCAAGCAAAACTACTAGAGTTTCAAAGCAAGGTAGATGCAGTCAAGAAGGATGCTAAGAATCCTTTTTTCAAATCAAACTATGTAGACATTAACGGTATTATTAAAGCTATCACACCAACACTAAAAGAATGTGGCATTAGCTACTCTCAGTCACCCGATATCCAAGATGGTGTAGATGTATTGGTTACAGAGATTTATGATGCTGATAAGCCTGATAGTAAGATACGTTCAGTTATGAGATTGATTATGACTAAACAAGATATGCAGCAATTAGGTTCAGCTGTTACATATGCTAGACGTTATCAGCTAGTATCATTACTTGGCTTAGAAGCAGAAGATGATGACGGTAACTATGCAAGTGGAAAGACAAATGCTACAAGCAAACCAACACAAACTAAAACAACAACAAAGGATTCAGAATGGTAATTAGTGGATATTTTAATGGAACATCTTGGAATAAAGATACTCGTAAGTTCGAGATTAAAAAGCTAGGAACTTCAGATAATGGAGCTATCCTATGTGGTCTATCAGTAAATGGTAAAGACAAAGACGGTAACAAAGTATTTGGTAAACCAATTGATATTAAGATTCAAATCAAGTCACCTGCTGAAGGCAAACGTGTGTATGGATTGATTAGTGCTGGAGATGGTATGCTAGAAGCAGATGGATTCTTTGTACCTAATAACTATACTAAAGATGACAAGGAAGTAAAAGGTAATCAATTTCTAGTTATTGATTCTACTACTGTTAAAGCTCATGTACGAACTGCTAGTCAATCGTCACAAGCTCCAGTAGAAGAAGACAATCCATGGGCTTAATAAGCCTAGAATTGCCAATTCCATATTACAAGAAAAATAGTAAGGCTCTTATGAGTCTTAATATTTATCGCAATCTACATCATCACTTGCTTAATAATTTCAAACGTGATTATGGTAACAATATCAAAGCATTGCTTAAAGATATTGATACTATTAATGAGCCAATATCATTGGCATATGAGTTTCATTTTATTGGTAAGAAGAGAGTTGATATAGCTAATATAGGAACCATAGTGGATAAGGTATTCAGTGATTGTTTAGTAGAGGTAGGCATTATAAAGGATGACTCATCAGAGTTCGTAAGAAAGGTATCTTTCATTGGTTCTAATGGACATGATAATATGAAGTGTTTTGTAACAATAAAGGAAATGGTATGAAGATATGTAGAATATGTAATGTCGAGAAAGACTTAAGTAGCTTCCACAAAAAGACAAGTAATAAAGATGGATACAACTCAGAATGTAAACAATGTAGACATATCCGATATGTAAACAAAAAGAAAAACGGTACATTAGTATACGTTGAAGAACAAAAGAAAAAGGAGCATACTATGTTTATTGCACTTATGGTTACTGTAATTACTATTGCTTTGATAGGTATTACAAAATGAATATACTTAAAGATACTATTATCACAATGCTAGTATTGTTCTCTGTATATGCAGTATATCATGAGAATGAATTAGAGAAGGAATATCTTAAAGAAGTAGCATCATTAGAAGCTCAGTTATCTGTATGCGATGCAGAGTATAATGATAGTGACGAGATTATAGCTCATCAGCAACTTGTCATTAAGATAATGGAGGATGGTGCATCATATAAAGAAGCAGAAGATATCATCACTGTATCTGAAGAAGTGGGTATATCCCCAAAATATTAGGCAGTATCTGTTGGAGTGAAAGCAGATACAATCAACATGTTACTCATGCGGTACCTTATGTTGTAGGAGCCTTTGGAATATCACTCAAAGACAATGACTTACTACCAGTATCACCATATACCTTCAAAGGTAATGCTATGTGTTCTGCTGTACGATTAAAACGTAACCTTGATACTTATCAAGGTAATTATAAAAAAGCTCTTACTGCTTATAAGGGAATATGTAAGCTAGGTAGAGCTCAAGCACAAGATGTGCTAAATCATTCAAAGGAGTTATGATGACACAAGATGAATTTTATAGCAAGTTAATGCAAGATGTAGAATATATATTCAAAACTGGTTTCAAACTATCGCCTGAGATATTTATGCAAACAATGTCTTATGCTAGTGAGCAATATGAGCTATTAAGTAAGCGCATTGCAGAACTTGAAGCTGAAAATACAAGAATATCTATGCATCTAGGCATCAAACCAAAAGACCCAGTTTACGAATACAAAGTTAGGATGGTGTATTCAGATGGGGTATGTGAATTTACTGATAGGTATTTCACAGAAGAAGAATATAGAGAGTTTGGATTCCCAAAAAAAATCTGTACCCTCGAAGACACTACAAAAAGGATTAGACAATGACTGAAACATACACATTTAGTCGTGCCCTTCATCTCATGCGTTACGGTGGGAAGAAGATGAGAAACTGCAATTGGAGAAATACATTTTGTATTTTTGTTCAAAATGATGTCTTGAAATATTATGATACATTGAATAGAAACGTGCATTATGGTGTCGAGTTAGATGCTGATGACATTATGGGAAATTGGATTGAGGTAAAAGATGCGTAGTATTAAATTTAGAGCGTGGGATGAAAGACGTAGCTTAATGCTAAATGGAACCAAAAATCCTGACTTCATTATCATAGGGTGGAGTGGAGATGTATTCCCGATGTATACATCATCTGACATTACTGGTGAATATTACAGCAATGCTGATTTGCAAAATGAAGATTTCCAAGATGATATTACTTTAATGCAATTCACTGGACTGCTCGATAAAAACGGTGTTGAGATTTATGAGGGGGATGTTGTAAAAGCAAAACGGCATAATTTTGAAGATTATGAAATATGTGTAATTATTTACAGACCGATTAGTTTTGTGTTTGAAGTTCAAAGCGACAAGGGTAATTATATCGCACCAAGAAATTATCACCAACATTTTGAAGTAATAGGAAACATCTATGAGCATCCACATTTATTGGAGGTGAAAGATGAAAGTTAAATTAATTGCGCATCAAGGGCTTGAAGGCATAGACCATAGTATCGGACTTTGCTATGCTAAGGGAGACTATACTGATGCTACTAAACGTGATAATCGTATCACTAAGGTAGCATTAAAACATAAGCACTCTAGTGTATTAGAGTTTGCTACATTCACATTTGACATATCAGCCAGTACAAAAGTGCTTCTTGAGATGACTAGACACCGTATGGCATCTTATGCTTGTCAGTCAAGTCGTTACACACTTAATAAGACTGATATTGTATTTGAGCCTACTGGTGATGAGTATGTAGATAACCTTCTGTATGACTGGAAGAATAAGATAAGTGACACAATAGCTCATGGGTACTCCAATGAACTAACGTCTCTAATGCTACCACAAGCCTTTCAATATAACTGGACAGTAATGTTTAACGCTAGAAGCTTAAAGAACTTCCTAGAGCTTCGTAGAGCATCATCAGCACACTTTCAAATACGTGAAGTAGCTGAAGCTATGTATGAATGTATACCTGAAGATATGAAGTTTCTGTTTAATGAATAGCCATCTTAGGATGGTTGTATTGATTGCATCTTTACATGTATTGGTGAAATCAATACAGTTATCTAGAGAAGATACTGTCACAAACCAATCTATGTGTGTTTAATCGTATAGCAGTGGTCTCAGTTGGTTGAGATTGCAACTGTTATCCTCGCTGATAGCACGAGGCATTAGCTATCAAAAAACTTACAGTGATAAACTTTTAAATAAGTCTAAAGATTTAGTCACGATATAGGAATGTTTCACTGTCATTCGCTATATCACCTTTAGTGAGCCAATAGAGTTGGTTGATTAAAGGCTTATGCCTACTGATAAATTACTAAGGACACCTATTGCAATCTAGGTCTGACGTGGTAGAAATAAAGTCGGGTAGTGGATGGTATATCAGCATTGCACTACAAACAAAAGGACAATAAATGATGGATGATAAAACAAGGTTAGAACTACTATACACTTCTGTTCCTTGTGATGATGAACAGAAGGCTAAGAAAGAAAGGCTTATAAATGAATTAGAAAGAAAGCTAGGTATTATTAAGCCAAACGAAGATGCTATGGTTGTAAACGGGGATTTAGACGATTGTGATATGTTTAAAGGAGTAAAGAGATGAATGTAACAGCAAAAGAATTACAATTAGCTGGAGCTGATATGGCTAATGGCTATCTATATAGAATATCAGACCCTAGTGGCACAACAGTAAAGAATGGTTGTTTACAATCACTATGGGATACGAATAGGCTCAAGAAAGCTATTGAAGCTAAAAGATATTGTCATATTGGTAACGAGAATGTATCTACTGGATGCAAGTCAATGTTTACTAGAAGTACAAATAGATTGCTAAAAGCAATATCAAAATTGGAGAAGAAACATGAAGTCATCAGAATACTTGTATAGTCATTATTATGATAAGGACTTTGTGCAAAAGCATATTAGGTTGTTTCATAGGCAAATCATTTGGGCACAAGATACCATTAGGGATTTACTAAATGAGCCATTAGAAACTAGGGATATGAGACGTATCAATGACTGCTTAGAAGCAGTTAATTGGAATAGAAAAAAGATAGCTGAAGCTAATGAAAAAGGAGAATAAATGAAATATCGTAAAGCAGACAATAACATTCAACACTTTGTTGAAGCAAGAGACCACTTTGGTTATTGGAAAATCATAAAGATTTTTTATTCAGAAGAAGATGCACAAGAATATATCAAGGATAATAAATGAACATTGTAGAAAGTATTAGCAATTGGGGAATAGCTAGAGGCACTGATAAGACACCTATCACCAAGAAGCTTGCAATATATTGTATTGTTGAAGAGTTGCTTGAGATGCTAGGACTACATAAAGTTATGAGCAAGCAAAGCTTAAAGAAATTAGCTGATACTTATGCTGAGTCTATGTTAGCTGATGCTGATATGTACAACGCAAATAGTACAGAGGAAGACGTAATTGATGCTCTATGTGACATTAATGTATTCACTGTAAACTTTATGCCTAGATTTGGTTTTGATGCTCAGATAGCTATGGAAGAGACTGTACTAGAGATTAGCTCAAGACTACAAGACCCAAAGCAAGCAGAGAAATGGGATTTATATGGCAATGATGGAGACAAGTGGATGAAGTGGAAAGACCAACCAGAGCATACTCTATATAAAGCAGATTATACAAAGGCTAAATTATGATTCCAGAAATGATTGAGTTTGAAAGAGAGATGAAAGAAGAAGGTAGCTCAGTTGGAGCGATGTTTAATAGAGCATATGATAATGCACTTAAGAGTGTTTATGGGGATAATATAAACCCTAGCCATTACACATCATTTGCTATTCCACCTAATGAATATATCACAGCAAACAACTTGGAGTGGGAAGTTGGTAATGTTGTTAAGTATGTGTCTCGATACCATCTAAAGAATGGTAAAGAAGATTTGCTAAAAGCTATTAAATACATTGAGTTACTTATGGAGAGAAAATATGGAAACAGTAGTTGTTGATAAAGAAAACCAATACCTAAGACTTTTGGTAGTTATGCTATAATGTTGATGTTATAGCTTGATAGAGGAGATAGGAACATTCCTACATCCCCTATCTTCTCTTTCAAATTATGGATGTAGGAGTCCTCAATGATAGAAAATAAAGAAATAAAAACACCATTGCTTATTGAAGATTTAGGCATGATGTATCCAACTGAAACTTCAAAGCAGAAAAAGAGACATGGTATATTCAAATGCCAATGTGGAAACATATTTAAAGCACAGATTCCACAAGTAAAAAGCGGAAATACAAAATCATGTGGATGCTATAATCTAGCAAGAGTAAAAGAAGTTGCTTCTACTCATATGTTATCAAGACATAGGCTATACCATACGTGGTCTAGTATTATGACTAGGTGCTATGCGGAAAGTCATCCGTCATATACAAGATATGGAGCGAGAGGAATATCTGTTTGCGACAAGTGGAAAGATGTTGCTGGCTTCATAGAAGATATGTATCCTACTTTTAAAGAAGGATTAACTATTGATAGGATTGATTCAAATGGAAACTATGAGCCTTGTAATTGTAGGTGGGCTACTAAAGCTACTCAATCAAGCAACACAACTGCGTTACGCATAACAAACACATCTGGATACAGAGGTATAGTATTCTCAAAAGATAGAAATAAGTGGCGTGTAAGAATTGGCGTAAACAATAAGACTGTTTATGTAGGACAGTTTAATACGGCAATTGAAGCTGCGATAGCCTATGACAAATACGTTATTGAAAATAATCTAGAACATACAATAAATGGAGTGATAATATGAGTGAAGACAACATAGTAACCATAGAAAAATACAATGATTTTCTCAGACTTTTGGTGCGTACTGTACCTGAAGTGTTATACAAGGGCAATAAGAAAGCAGAAGATGCTCTTATTAGATTATTGGCTCAATGCTTCTCTGATGGAGTAGAGTTTGGTAGAGATGGTAGAGTAGAAGTAGCTCTGTAACTAATACTTAGCAGCATAATTATTATTGTTGCTAAAGTCCATTCCAAATAGTGCATGGAAATCTTCTAAGTCTTTAGATAGTTTCTCTTCGTCAAACAGAGTAGCTACAGCATCTTCATCAAAGTTTTCTAGTTCTAAAGCATATCTGCATAATAGTTCAACAGCATCAAGTCTATCATCGTGTCTTAAGCATCTAGGCTCAGGAGTAAGTCTTGTAAGCTGGTATGTAAAGCTATTGACAATGTTAGCTCCAATGTCATCATCGAGTATCTTCTTGTCTAACACTATCTTACGCTGATTCAGCAATGGTTCTACTGTTTGTATAATACGTTTCTCTTTTTGACCAAATGAGCGTAGGTTCTCCAGTTTTGTATTAGGAGAGAGCTTATTCAATATTGGCTCAACCAACTTACCATAAGCTCCATCACCAAAGTTGCTCTCTACAATTAGATAATCAATATTATAGTCCTTGCACATTGTAGCTATCTGATTTATGTTCTCGTGCGAGTAACCACCAGTGAGACCACTAATCTTTTTAAAGAATAATCTACCACCACAAGTAAACGCTACAGCTATACCAGTTTCATCACTACCACTACCTGAAGGGTCAACACTCATAAGACGATAGTTATACTTAGCTCTATCTTCAGATACAAATGATGGAGCATAGAGTCTATCTGTTTGAAAACCATTATGTTTAACCATAACTAGGTTCTCTCTCATACTAGATGGTGATATTCTAATTGGTGCATCATCAATATCTACGTCAGTAATAATTAGGTCAGCCAGTTTAAGTGGATGCTTCAACTCATCACTTGCTGTAACGTCTAGTTGGTACTGTAGTTTATATTGGCTATTACCAATACGTAATCTCTTAGACTCAAGAATATCAAGAGTAAATCGTTCATCAATATTAAGTCCAACTAAGTCTTGGTTAGCTTCCATTCTCTCTAGGATATATGGAGCTAAGTTGCCATTGTATAGATTAATATCACTTGGATATTGAGCTGGAATGATAAGAGGTTTGAATCCTTTATTCTGTATCCAGTCAATGTAGATAGAGTCCATACTATGAGTGGTACATAATGTGATTGACTCGTCACGACCAGTCATCAATAGGTTGGCTGCCTCTGAAGCGAAATGGTCTATCTTTTCCCTCTGTGTTGCACTGTCAGCATTTTGTGGTGTTTCAATGTCATCATATATGACCAATGTTGCACGCATACCAGTGATTTGATTTCCTACCCCAACAGCGTAGATGCTTGGACTATCACTAGGTGCTGCTCCAGCTATATCAAAAGACTGACCAGATGTACGTTCTTTGTTAAATCTAGGAGCCATACCATGACACACTGGTAGAAGCGTTAATAGCTTCTGCACAAATCCAGTAAAGTTCTTTGCTCTATTAGCTCCAGCAGACATTACTAGAATCTTTTCATCTGGGTCATTAAGCAGTCTCCAAACAGTATACAGCTCGGACGTAAGCGATTTTGATAATCCCCTAAGACATTGTAACATTCTGTGAGGGTTGCTTCTATCTGCTATGAAGTCAGCAAGTTCTAGTTGCGCTCTAGTTGGTGCTGGAAGATTAAGATGAGAGAATGAATAGTTTACAAAACACAAGAAGCTATCATACAAATCAATGTCATCATAATATTTATCGTCTTGTAATACCTTGCCCCATCCATTTCTATCAAGTCTATCTATGTAGTAATTTTTATCATACTTGCTCATTTTTATATTCCTATCAGACATAATGCTAAGTAAACATTAAGTAGTTATTTGTTATTATACTAAAACTTACATAAGGATAATCAATGAATGAAAGACATGGAGATACGTCAAGAAGAAATGGAAGCACTAGATTATATAGAATATGGTGCAATATGAAAAATAGATGCTCT